GGATGCGGCAGCGGCTGCTGAAAAAGAAAGGCTTGCTAACCGTGGTGGGATTGAGAAGATAGTTGATACTGTGACTGGCGCTGTGTCTGGCGTAAGAGACGTTGCTGCCGACCTAACAGCAGACGATGGACCGTTAAGCAGAAGAAATAGAATAGGTCTTGGAGCAGGCATTGGCGAGGCTAGGTCAGGTAGAAAGATTGGAAACTTTAATGCTGCAATTGCTAACGATCAACTTGATTATGACGCGAAGTTACAAGGCATAGAAGAAGGCACTGCGCTTAAACAGAACTTTAACTTCTTGGCAAGAATGTTTCCTGAAAAAGAACCCGCAGAGTTGATGCAACTCGCAGCAGGTAAAGATCCACAAACAACTATTGCACTAACCTTGTTTGATACAATGTCAAAAAATAATCCAGGCGATGATAGAAAGAATTTTACACAAGCAATGGAATTTGCTGAAGCTTATATGAAAGGAGAGTTGTCAGGAGTGGGACAAGCATCAGTTGCTCCATCTGCGAGTGTTGATTAATGATAGTTTCTGTTCCTGATGGCAGCGGGAGAACCATTGAAGTTCGCTCAGAAGACAGTGAATATGCTCAACAAAGAGCGGCTGAGTGGGGATATGAAAATCCTATTATTGAACGAGGAGCACAACTAGGCGAGGAAGATATATCTGCGTTTGGGGATGCTGTTAGCGCCGTAGGTGCTGGTGTTGTAAATATAGGTGAAGCTCTTGCTACCATCCCAAGTGATTTTCTTGGGTATGGTGACGAACAAGATCGTCAAGAAGTTGTATCTTTCTTTGCTAAGTATCGTCCTGAAGTTCACACGGAGCTTGGCGAAGCTGTAAAGTTTATTACTCAGTTTGGCCTTTCTGGCGGTGTAGTCGGTAAAGCTGTTAAAGGTTTAAGTTCATTAGGAAAGGTTGGCGCTTATGTTGCTACAGATATTGCAGTAGCCACCCCAGATGTAGAAACCCTTGGTGATTTCTTTGAGGCTGGACCCACTCAGAGAATAGATATCGATGATCTTGATGGGGCTGAGTTAGCGTCAGCTAGATTAAGGAATCGATTTAATGTCGGTGTAGAAGGAGCAGCTATTGTTTTAGGTGTTCCTCAAATCGCAAAGCTTGGCATTATGGGTATAGGTGGTGCGGCTTCTGCTATTGGCAAAACAGATTTAGCTAAAGCTGCAGCGCAAGCGATTGCAGATCCAAATACTCCATTTCACAATGTTGGTGTTAAGCCAGACCTTGGCGACCCCGGATTTATTAGAGGAAATATAAAGCGTCTTTATAAAAAGTATATGACGTTCCAGGGTGATATGCCTGACAGATTTACTGCTCAGTATGAAGCTTTGCGTGTGCATGAGGTTGCTGCTCAAAACAACTTAGCTAGTCAAGCTGTTGAAAAAATAGACAGGACCATGGCTTTTGTTAATAAAAATAAAGGTCTGTTTAACAACCAAGATAAAAGCCAAATACTTGAAGCGGTAAACGATTACCTATTTGCAGAGTCTAAGTTTACTGGTTCTAAAGAGTTAAGCAAAGAAGTGGTTAAAACAAACGCCGCAAATAAACTAAAAGAAATAGATGACATAATTAGCAAGAACCTTCCTAGAAGTTTATTTAAAGAAAAAAAAGACTTTAGTTTGTTTAGGGGCGCAGATGATTTAAGAGTGCAGATAGACGATATGAGTGGTTCTGTGCAAGACATGCTTAGAGATCCGATACTTGACCCTGGCATGCAAAAACAATTAATCGAAACCATTGGCGACAACAAGACTTTCTATGGCATGAGGCTGTATAGAGCAATTAAAGACACAAGCTATCAACCAACTATGGATCAGCAAAGCAGGGCTGTAAAAGAATTGGTTGACTCAAGCCAGGGGTTGGCTGATGAGTTTAAGTTAGATGAAACAAGTGCTAGAGCAGTCCTTAACAAAATGCTTCAAAGCGATTTTTCAAACGCCAAGATGACACCAAAGGACATAACTGAAGTGCCTACGCTTACAGGTGTTTCTCAGGGCATGCTAAAAGGTAGGCGGCTAGATAACTTGCCAGCGGTTAGAGACTTTCTTGGCGAATACACTGGCGCAAAAGATGTAATGATGCGATCTAAGCCTGAACTTATAAGGACTAGAGACTTCGCAGAACAAGAGATTGGCCTTCGCACTAAGATGGTTGAGACTGTTGATGTCATGTCAAAGCAGATTGCTAAAAACAGATACTACACAGACTTAGTTAACTACAACAAAAAACTTGGCGATCTTGGTGAAGGAAAGTTTTTGTTTGATGAGATACCACCAGACGGAAAACTAGGCGCTTACTCTAGAATAGGTCTTGAATCTTCTAACCCATCTGCCAAAGCAGTAGAAAGAGCAAAGCGTAGGTTTGGTCCGCTTGCAGGCAAGTATGTTCTTAATGAACACAAGGCTGCATTTGAAAACACATCTACTGCTTTTGATTTATCTAATGGAGCGATACCTCTTTACTCAACCTTCCTTGGTCTGAAAGGTGTTTCTCAGGTTATGAAGACTGTATACAGCCCAACCACTCAAATAAGAAATGCGACCACTGCTGGCGCTTATGTTCTGGCCAATGGCAACATAGGTAACGCAAAGTCTTTAGGCAACGCCTTCTCTACTGTATTTAGTAATTTAAACCAAAGATTAACCGGCCCTGGCAAAGGCAACTCAACCTTGGCCGCTCGAAAAGAATATTATAGCGAACTAATTGATCTTGGCATCGTCAACACAAACGCAAAGGTAGGCGAGTTTGAAGCATTGTTAAGCGATGCGGTTAATACAACGGATGCGTTTACTCCAGGGTTATCTAAAAAGCTTTTTAAGAAAGCCCAAAACATGCAGAACGGCTTTGCTGCAAAGCTTTACCAAGCTTCTGACGATGTGTGGAAGACATACAGTTTTGAGATGGAGTTAGGCAAACTTGAAAATGCACTTCTTAAGAATTCAAATACTGAAATACGCTTATCTGATGCCAGAAATTTTACAGAGCTAGGCGCAAGCTTTTCTACAGCTAACTTGAATAAGTTAACTGACAATGATTTAACAAAAATGTTTAAAAGCCTTAACAAAAACAAAGGCTTAGAAGATTTTGCTAGGGCGGATAGAAGTCAGAAACTAGATTCTTTAACAAAAACAATTCTTAAGAAAGAAGCCGCTGAGATAGTGAAGGACACGGTGCCTAACTACGCCCGTGTGCCTCAAGCAATTAAGCAGTTAAGACAGATGCCTTTTGGCAACTTTGTTGCTTTCCCTGCAGAGATGATTAGAACTGGCGGCAATATTCTTAACAGAGCGGTTAAAGAAATAGCCAGTGAGTCTCCTGAAATCAGGGCTATTGGCATGAAGCGTTTGACTGGCATGATGGCTGTTAATTATGCGATACCAAAGACCTTGATGGTTGCGGGAACAACGCTTACAGGCGCGGATGAAGAACAAGTGCAAGCATATAAGCGGTCCATGGGTGCTAGTTGGGATAGAAACTCAACACTGATACCTATAGCCACAGATAAAGATGGGTACATAACAGACATTTATAACTTCTCTTACACTAATCCTTATGATTATTTAAAGCGTCCCTTCAGCGCGATATACAACGCTGTTGAAACCGGCGTTACAAAAGAAGAAGACCTAAACAATATCGCATTTAATGCTGGGTATGAGGCTTTAGGAGAATTCTTTTCTCCGTTTATGAGTGAGTCAATTGTCACAGAGAAAATTTTTGATCTTAGTAGGAACCAAACAAGTTACGGAAGAAGTGTGTTCGGACAAAACGATCCCCTTGGCTTAAAGCTTGCTAAGGGATTTGCTCATTTCGCTGAAGGGCTTATGCCTGGTGGAAGTCCTGTAGATATCACGGCAGATATTGGTTCGCCAATTAACCTTAATCTTAGACTTAATGATCTTCCAAGAGCGGTGGCTTCTACTGTTACTGGTGATGCTAGACTTGGCGTTAACAAGCAAGGTTATCGGTTAGATGCAGCGCAAGAATTTGCCGAAGCTTTGACGGGCGCAAAGAGCATTAAACCTAGAGTAAATAGGGTTCTTTATTACAGAGCAATAGAAGCGTCTAAAAATGTAAGAGATTCTGCAGGAATCTTTAATCAAGTTGCTAAGTCTAGAGGTAATGTAGATGCCGAAGGTTTAACTCAAGCTTACATTTCAGCAAACGAACAAAGGTTTAAGGCGCTTCGTGATTTGAACATGGCCATTGAAGATGCCCGTACACTTGGCTTGTCTAATCAAGAAATAATAAAGCCATTAAGAGATGCTAAAACGCCCAACCTAAGCATGTTAATGCAAGGCCGGTTCAATGCGTTCTTTCCCAGCAGTGAAACAATGGCTACTGCGTTTCGCGGCAATGAAGACAAGCTTAAGAATGCAATTGATTTAACTGCAATTAGCAAAGTTAGATCAGGAGTTCATGGAAGTTTGTTTAGACCACAGGCTGCAGCCGAAGTACAAGCACAACAACTTGCGGCTCAACCCCTTGCACAAGGACAGCCTGCGACTCCAATGTCCCCAACACAAGCTGGCACGCCACCTGGGCAACCTCAACCAGGGGCTCCTACGCCACCTACTCCGCCTCAGTCACTTTTTGACCGTGGCATAGAAGCATTGAAGCAGGTAGAGTTAAACAAACTTCTAGGAATAGATTAGTTTGATACCTCAGAAGGCACCGAAGAAGAACAAGTACTTCGCCAAGAAGACTGAGTACGATGGGATCGTCTTTGACTCAAAGCTTGAAGCCGCTCGGTATAAAATCCTTAAACGATACGAAGATGCCGGTGAGATATCTGACCTAGAAGTCCAGATTGATTTCCCATGTGTTGTTACTGTGAATGGTGAGGACAAGAAGATCTGCTCATACGTTGCGGACTTCCGCTATAAGCGTGATGGTGAGGTGGTGATAGAGGATACTAAGGGATTGATAACCCAGGTGTTCACGCTCAAGAAGAAACTTGTTGAGGCGCTATACCCAGGCACCAAGATACTGATCGTTAAAGACCCACGATCCTGGGACTAAAACCCAGGCGTGCTCTCATCCATGTTGTCGTAGTAGCTACCAGGGAACTCAGCCCTAATCTTCTCACCATCAATCATCATCTGCGTATTGAAGTTGGTCTTCGATAGCTCACGCATCTCTGCGCTACTGTACTCATACTCAGCCCCGTCTGGGCCTTTGCCGTTATAGAACTCCAGGATACCTGCTTGATAAGCCATGCCATCAGGCGTGCTCCTAGCAGGGATATGATCTGCGTTCACCAGTGCAGGTATCCACATGTGGTCCTTACAGCCTAGTGGCTGCTCTTCAATC